TCGAATCTTATAGATTTATTTACTACGTTATCCAGCGTGTTACATTCCATGTTGCTGGTCGTTATCGACGTCTCTTCCGCGCCCTGTCAGGCGCTGGACATTGACTCATCTGAGTCTGAATCATCCTTCTTTCTTTTATGATTCTTCTCGACCATTTTCTGAAGTTGCATTAGCTGCTTCTGAATGTCCCGATTAGATGGGTTTCTTTTCCCTGAAGTGCTCTTTGCGCCACATTCATTATCATTATGGCTGGTATAAGCGAAACGAGAGCGGCCGGCTTCCTTGCACTTCGTGCACATTTTATTCGCCTTATGCTTCTTATTATCGTCGTGAGATCGCTTCTTTTGATTGCCATTACCATTATTGCTGTCGCGGCTCCTCTTCGATCCTCTGGAGGTACCGCTTGCATTGGTATTATTATTATTGTTCTTGCTTTCAGCAGATTTCGCTCGGAAGGCATTATCTTCTTCCTCAATCTTGAGCATGATGTCGATGAAGACCGGTTCAGATACTTCTCGTACATCGATTGTCTCTCTTCTTTCGAACTCATCCCTCCATGTTTTTGGAAGCGAATTATACAACGCTTCGCGTATGATATTCGGCTTGATTGGGATGTTTCGCTTTTCGATATCATCGGGCAGCGGCTCTTTATTCCTGAGCGACGGTGCCGGGAAGCTGGTTAGATACCCAAATACCTGCTCGACCCTGGCTTTATAATCCGTAAAACTCACGTTGTATGGTTTTCGGATATCATGCATGAGGTATGACAATTGGTTTTCATACGCTCGGTATGGTTCTCGGAACACCATTCTGGCTAGTTCCTCCCAATACTCCTCTTCTAGGTACTCTTTGGCTTGGTCAATGTGCTCTGAACCTAGGGCATATTCGGCGAATAGCTCACCATGCTTATTTAGGAACTCCTGAACTCCGTTCAGACCGTCCCTTGCTAATGCATTTATCTTCCAAGGGACTCCGCCGATGGAATTTGCATTCTCTTCCTCGTCCGAGCGGTGGATGATTTTTACAACCAATGATTCCATAGCCGCTTTGTAAGCTGGCGCCGCAAGGGGGTGGATGCAATGTTGGAAGTCTCGTGCTATTAGGAATACATCCAATACATCTGGATCTTCTTTGTTCCACTTCTCTCTTCGGAGACGCTGGATAAGTTGGCAGTACGCCTCTGCGTTGCTGCTCAACTGTTCCAATTTCGGGATCGTTACCTCACGAATGTTGGACTTGTCTCTCTTGGAGCCACGGTAGTCGTCGACTACACTAAAACTAGCCTCTTCTGGCTTATCAGACGGAGTTGGTACATCGTACGTCTCCGGATATAGATGGATTGCGACGGTTTTGTCGAATCCAAGGCGTTCGCCTTTTCTCGTTTTGGCAGGCGGTTTCCCGTCTTCTGCTTTGGACTTCTTCCCACTCATTCGTTGTGAGGGTGTAAATTTACAATGCCAACGAAGGGTTGGTATATATATGTTAGGCTAATCTTATTTTAAGAATCTATTCTAGACTCAACTTTAAGATAGAAAGTGAGTAGATATTATTTGGATATTGCTCTTTAGGTGCTCGCTAATTGACACCGCTAGAGCAATTTAGCTATTGAGTTCTCAACTCTCATGTCCTCACATTTTAGAATATTATGTTACTGTCATTGGTTAATAATGGCCGTCTACGGCACTCTCCTCCCTGATGTACTTAACATTTATTATTCGAAGATCGGCTCAATCCTTCGGATGTTTAACCTTTCCAGGGAGTTACCTTTCTTGATTGTAACGGTACCATTTGTATGCACTCGTGCAATGGTATACGGTCCTTTCTTCTTGCGCGAGAGTTTTCTAACGATTCCTTTTCTCACAAGCATGACTTTGTCGCCTACTTTATAATCGTGATCAACTCTTTTGAGATTCTCTCTTATATTATCGCGCAGTATTTGGTCTTGTTTCTGCTTCTGCATCAACTGCCAATCAACCGCTTTATTCATATTAAATACCATGTCCCTTCCAAAGACTATTTGTCCAGGAGTTGCTTTCAGGATCGAATGGTATGAGGATCTAATTGCCCATGCTACTGAACTGAGGATTTCACCCCATGGATCAATGAAATCATATGTTTGTGATTCCAGATCTTTGGTTGCTAACATATTCTGAATCACTTGATGAACTCTTTCAACAGGTGAGTTCGCCTGTGGATTCTCCACAGACGTCAGCACTGCTTTTACGTCGAAATCTTTCAACAGCACAAGAAAGTCTTTCTTGAATTCGGATCCATTGTCCAGAATCACTCTTCGAGGTCTGGGGTATCTCGATAACCACACTTGGTTGAATACCTGGCTTATTCTTGCCGAGGTTTTATCGATGTATTGAGTGTTTCCCTTTCTCACATCGTCGATGTTGAAGGAAGGTACTTCTGCAATTTCAAACCATCCGGTAGCAGGGTCAATCATCGTCATACATGTCAACTGCACTTCCTTTCGTGATAACTTACCGTCCGGAAGGCGTTGGTTTATATGTACGGTATACGGACCAATAAGATCAACATGAACGGTGTCCCATCGTTTGCTCTCCTCCATGATCTTGGGGGGCAGATGGCCGTACTTTTTCCGTTTTACTTTAAACTCGTTGCAAGTCTTGCAACGCTTGACATGTTTCTTGGCTTCGTTCATCAGCCCTTCCCAATAGCAGCACGCTGCTATGGTGTTTCCCAGACGATCGCCGCCTGGATGGTTGAGATAGTGATGGAACCATTGCAACACACGGTCGCGAAGCGCATGCGGAATGTATATTCTATCTTGGTACATTATCAATTCGACTTCGTCGATCGTGGTTCTATAGAAGCCACGAGATGCATCTTCGAGCATTGTCTTCAGTTTGGAATTTCTTTTATTAAGTTCTTTAATTTGTTCTTTCTGAAGAGTTGAGCGTTCCAGGGGAAATGTACCTTCACCATACCCTCTGTTGATAGTGAGCAATTCTTTGCTAGCTTGCATATCAGACTCGATACTACTATCATCGCTCCTAGCCAATCTGCTGAGGCTGTCAGCTACGACGTTTTCTTCGCCTGGGATATGTTTTATTGTTGGGTTGAACTCTTCGAGTATCATACGCCAACGCATTACCCGTTGAGATTCACTCAATGTAGCTGCGTAGACCAAGTTCTTGTGGTCTGAGTAAACCGTGATCGGATATCCTTGCAGGATGCTGCGAAATTCTTTCAGGCATTCAACGATCGACAGAAGTTCCTTTTCTGTGGTTGTGTAATTTCTTTGTGCGGCAGATAATCGTCGACTAAAGAATGCTATCGGACGGCCTTCTTGGCTCAAAACTCCTCCGAGTTGATAATCCGATGCGTCTGCGTGCAGGTCAAAAGGTTTTGTCCAGTCGGGATAACTTAATAAAGTTTCAGAAGCGACTACGTCCTTCAACGATTTAAACGCTTGATCAAGCTGATCGTTCCACTGGATTAAAGCCTTTTTCTTACCAATCTTGGTTGCTTCGATTAACGGCGTTAATATATGAGATCGACGTTTCCACATATGCTTGTAGAACTGCACCATACCGATTAAAGATTTCATCTCTGTGACGGTACGTGGTTTCTCAATCTTGAGAATAGCTTCGATTTTACTAGGATCCGCCTTGATTCCATCACGCGTGATTATGTATCCTAGATACTTGACTTCTGTCAAGCCGAAACTGCACTTTTTCATATTGACTTTTAGACCAGCAGCTCTGAATTTCTCGAAACATTGCCGCAACTGTTCAAGGTGTTCATCGAACGATCCTTTGGTCATACCGAGGACATCGTCCAAATAACATCGTATGCCCGCGATGTGTCCTAATAATTCCATTATCTTGGATTGGAAAACATCGGATGAGATTACTAAGCCCATCGGCAGCACATTGTAACGGAACTTGCCGTACTCTGTGGTAATCGTCGTTATCTTTTTGGTCTTTTCGTCTAATTCGATTGTCCAATAACCCATGCTCATATCAAGAGCTGACGCCCAAAGGAATCCTTCCAATGTTTGCATCGTATCATCAATTCTGGGTAATGGAAATGGCTTTCTTTTTATGGTAGCATTGACTTTACGGAAGTCGGTTACAAAGCGGACAGTTCCATCCGGCTTTGGTACCATGAAAGCAGGCGACCCATATCCTGAGTCGTCATTGTCTGGCACCCTTTCGATGACACCAAGTCCGAGGAGTCTCTGCAGTTCTCTCTTGAACGCCTCCTCATTGATTCTTGGGACTTTGTAATGTCTGGTGTACACAGGTTTGGCATTTTCCTTCAGCTCCGCTGATGCTGGAGTGGTATTCCATCTACCCAGTGTGCCGTCAAATAGTTCTTCGAACTCCATTAATAACTGCTTTAGCTTTTGTTTTTGCTCTGCGTTTAACGCATTGGCTTTATTAACAACATCATCGATGTTGGCCTTTTCGTATTTAGCGTCGAGAATCTTCTCCATACGTTTTGTCAAGTTTCTTGTTGACTCAGGCTCAGTTGTTTGAGCCATCATTGTATTGATTTCCACAATGGAGAGATCTTTCAGATCTTTATTTGGACCAATCTTCCACGGTTTCATCCGGACGACTACGTCGTCTCGAACCATTGTATGGTTGGTGAACCGTAGGTCGATTCCCATTCTAGACAGCATATCTCTGCCTATGATTACATCCCAGCCCAACCATTCATCGGGGCCTTCGTACACGCTGAATTCATCTAGCGTTGTAACATTGGCGGAGAACTCGGGGAGCATGAAATTTATTATAACAGTGCTACTCATCTGAACAGTGCCGCCGGCGCTGGTCCAATTGGCCTTCTCCTTATGTCTTTTAGCATATGAGCATACCTCGCTATGTTTTGCTTTTATTAGGGAATGAGATGCGCCACTGTCTAGCAGGCATCTTAATTCTCTGTCATGTGTTGTCTTGCCTTCGGCATGCTTACACAATTTGAAAAGTACCGATGGTACCAATGTGGGTTTTTGTGGAAGGTCAGTCGATTTATGGAAACGAACTCTTTTACGACTAATAGTGTTTACTTCTTTGGATTCTTCGAATCTTATAGATTTATTTACTACGTTATCCAGCGTGTTACATTCCATGTTGCTGGTCGTTATCGACGTCTCTTCCGCGCCCTGTCAGGCGCTGGACATTGACTCATCTGAGTCTGAATCA